GTTTTCTGAAAGCATATGCTACAGCAAAAATTAAATATCAGTGGGGAACAAATCTAAGTAAATTTGCTGGTATTCAAATGCCTGGTGGAGTTACACTAGATGGTCCCAGAATCATGAATGAAGCATTAGAAGAAATGAAAGAGTTGGAAGAAGATGCAAAGAGCACACTTTCGATGCCAAGCGAAATCTTCATAGGCTAAAATGTCTACTAATTTTTATTTCAATAATTTTCCACAACACCAAATCACCAGTGAGCAATTACTGATAGAGGATTTGGTGATTGAAGCCATGCAAATATATGGCATGGATGTTTATTATTTACCTAGAACAAGTCGTGATGAAGTTGATATGCTTTATGGAGAAGATCCATTAAAAGAATATCGCACTGCTTATGGTATTGAAATGTACATGGAAAACGTCACAGGCATGGACGGAGAAGGAGACTTCATTTCTAAGTTTGGGTTGGAGATTCGAGATGAAGTTACTCTTCTTATGTCACGAAGAAGATTTAAGTATACCGTTCCTCTCACTAGACCTAGAGAAGGAGATTTAATTTATATTCCTTTAGTTCAAAATTTCTTCGAGATAACTTTCGTTGAGCATGAAAATGATCAAGCAATGTTCTATACACTTGGTCGTGGTCGTGGAGGTAATGTTTATGTCTATGCTCTAAGAATGAAACAGTATGTATTCAGCGAAGAAATCATATCTACCGGAGTGGATGAAATTGACAAACAAGCATTCGATGAATATAAACGTTCAAGGATATTATTAGCAAATAATACTATTTTTCCTTCCGGAACAGGAACTTTTATTCCTGGAGAAATAATATATCAAGGTTCTTCATTAGAATCAGCCAATGCACAAGCAATAGTGTATTCTTATGAACCGCATCAATATGCTGATGTGATTCGAGTTCAAGGAAATTTTGTCTCTGGAGAAATTAAAGGAAATACAAGCAATGCACTAAGAAGCGTAAGTATTTTCAATACCGATACACAAGTTGATGATAATGTGTTTGAAGATATCTCTGACAATACTAGAATCGAATCTGAGTCCGATGCGATATTAGACTGGACCGAAAAAAATCCTTTTGGTGAGGCATAATGTTAGGTAATAGTCATTTCTACAATCGAACAATTCGTAAAATAGTTGTTGCATTCGGAACGCTATTCAATGATATCGTATTAGTTCGCTACAATAAAGCAGGCACAGAAGAGTACGAAAGAACAAGAGTACCGCTTTCTTACGGAGCAAAAGAAAAATATATCACTAGATTAACTTCCGATCCGACTCTCACCAAATCTATTAATGTTTATGTTCCAAGAATATCTTTCGATTTGGTTGGTTTATCGTATGACTCAGCTAGAAAGTTTAATACATTAAATAGAAACTTCGCGGTCAATAGTACAACGAATTCAGTATCAGCACAATATTCTCCCATACCATACAATTTCGATTTCGAGGTGAATATCTACGTTCGAAATACGGAAGACGGTACTCAGATTTTAGAACAGATATTGCCTTTTTTTACACCAGACTTTACAGTAACGGTAGACTTAATTCCTAAACTAGGAAGAAAATATGATATACCTGTGATGTTGAATTCTGTAACACCTCAGATAGATTATGAAGGTGATATGTCTACAACTAGGCTCATTATTTGGAATTTAACTTTCACCGTCAAAGGGTATATTTTTCCCCCTGTTTCACCAGATGCTAAAATTATTAAATCTGCAAACACGAATATTTACTTAGATTCGAGAAGTAAAACTACTCAAAAACTTTATGTAGATATGGCTTCGGGCAATGGAGTTTTTACTACAGGCGAAACCGTTCGAATACAAAATAAAGACAAGACTGGAACTGTCGTGTATTTTGCAAACAATAGTTTAGGAACATTAGTTGTATCTGATGTTTCTGAGCCTTTCGAAGAGAATGAAGTTATTGTTGGTGACTATTCAAATGCCCAATATACAATAAATACCGTAGACTTAAATCCATTGAAAGTGGTTTCAATCGTCACACAAACAGATCCTTTAAATGCATCAGCCGATGATGACTTCGGATTTACAGATACTATAACAGAGTTTCCTAATACTATAACATGAACAAATTTGATGAGAAAATGTCTCAGATATTTGACATAGAACCTTTGCCAATAAAACAAGAAGTAGTTGTTATTGACCCTGGGCAAGTAGATTCTGATTTTGAGTTTGCCCGTAAAAATATTCGTGAACTTGCTGAAAAAGGAAAGATAGCGGTAGATAACATTCTACAAGTTGCCGCAGCAACAGATCATCCAAGAGCATATGAAGTTGCAGCGACTTTAATTAAAAATATGTCTGATATCAATAAAGACTTATTAGAATTGCAAAAAAAGAAACGGGATTTAAATCCAGCAGAAAAACAAACAATATCACCTGTTCATGTAGACAAAGCAGTTTTTGTTGGATCAACTTCAGATTTAATTAAACAAATCAAAAACATGGATTAAAAACATGGAAAAACTTATAGAACAACTTAGAGTAATTCTTGGCACAAACTTTGGGCTATACTTCAAAGCACACAGTTTTCACTGGAACATTGAAGGTCCAGACTTCATTCAATATCACACTTTCTTAGGTGATTTTTATACTGCTGTTTGGAACAATACTGATCTGATTGCAGAAAAGATTCGTATGCTTAACGCTTATGCTCCAGCTAATCTAACAAGAATGCATGATCTTGCAGATATCGCAGAGAATGAAAATATTCCTGATGCTATGACTATGTTGAGAGAACTTGTTTCCTCAAACGAAAGAATGATGTTTCATTTGAGAGCTGGTATCGTTGCTGCTGATAATGCAGGCGAACCAGCTATCAGCAACTTTTTACAAGACCTTTTAGATCAACACGCTAAACACAATTGGTTCTTAAAGAGTCTGGTTAAATAATGTCTCTTGGGGGTTATCAAGGTAATCCCAATTTAAAACGCTCTGGAGTAAAAATTGAATACTCCAGAGATCAATTAATTGAGATTACTAGGTGCATTAAGGATCCGATCTATTTTATTAAAAAATACGTTAAGATTGTTAACGTAGACCAAGGTCTTGTTCCTTTTGAAATGTGGCCATTTCAAGAAGATATGGTCCAAGGGTTTCATTCGAATCGATTCTCTATATGCAAAATGCCACGACAGGTCGGTAAAACAACTACCGTATCTGGTTACATGCTTTGGTGTGTTTTATTCAATGACGATTATAAGATAGCGATTCTTGCAAATAAAGGCGATCTTGCTAGAGATATTTTAGGCAGAATCAAGTATGCCTACGAATATCTTCCTATTTGGATGCAGCAAGGGATCTTGGAGTGGAACAAAGGTAATATCGTTCTCGAAAATGGATCAGAAATTTCCGCTTTTGCTACAAGCGCATCAGGCGTTCGAGGTGGAACATACAATCTTATCTTTCTCGACGAGTTCGCATTCGTTCCTCAGAATATGGCTACAGAATTCTTTGCTTCTACCTACCCAGTTATATCTTCAGGTAAAACTACGAAAGTTATTATAGTCTCTACTCCAAATGGTCTGAATATGTTCTATAAGATGTGGGTAGATGCAGTCGAAAAGCGTAGTCTATACGTTCCGTTTGAAGTTCATTGGTCAATGGTTCCAGGCAGAGATGATAGATGGAAAGAAGAAACGATAAGAAACACTAGCGAAGAACAGTTTAGACAAGAATTTGAAACAGAGTTTATTGGGTCCAGTATGACCTTGATCCCAGGGTATAAACTCAAGACTTTAGTTTTCAATAACCCTCAGAGAAAAGATGAAAACTTAGATGTATATGAAGACCCCAAAAAGGGTCATACTTACATAGCGATTGTAGATTGCTCGGAAGGCTTAGGATATGATTATTCAGTTATTTCTATAATTGACGTAACAGAAATACCTTATAAGCATGTTGCGAAATTTAGAGACAATAAAGTTTCACCACTAATTTTACCTACCTATTTGTATAATCTAGCGAATCGATATAATCGAGCGTTTATTTTAGTTGAGACAAACAGTGTTGGTCAACAAGTTGTTGATATTCTACACTATGACCTAGAATATGAAAACATTTTCAGAATTGAAAGCCATGATATTAAAGGGCAACACATATCCAGCGGATTCAAAAAAGGTGCTGCATACGGAGTCAAAACATCAAAAACCGTAAAAAAGATAGGATGTGCTAATCTAAAAACTCTAGTAGAAAATGATAAGTTAGTAACAACAGACTTCGATACGATTGCAGAATTTAACACTTTTGTACGAAACGGCGACACATATAAAGCTGAAGAGGGGAATAATGATGACATTGTAATGACTTTAGTATTGTTTTCTTGGTTGACTGCTCAAAGCTATTTTAAAGAATTGACAGATTCAGATGTTCGACAAAAACTTATCGAAGAAAGAAACTTGCAATTAGAGGAAGAAATGCTTCCTATCGGTGAACTGAATGATGGTTTACAAGAGGAAAGAGAGTCTGACGGCAAGGATTTATGGGTAAATGTAAGAAATCGTGGGTATTTACCTTCAATTTTGTAAAATAATAAATAGAAGAATAAGAATAGTTCTAAAATAAGGAGAACAGAAAATGGCTTTTCAACTGTCACCAGGAGTGAATATCTCCGAAGTAGATTTGACAACAGTTGTTCCATCTGTTGCAACTACGGTAGGTGGGTTTGCTGGAGCATTTGCTTGGGGTCCTGCTAATACGATTGTTTCGATTAGTAGCGAACTTGATCTTGTTAATAATTTTGGTAAGCCTGATGCAAATACTGCCAATGCATTTTTCACCGCCGCTAACTTTTTAGCATATGGATCGGATCTAAGAGTTGTTCGTGCAGTCAAATCGACAGCACGTAATGCTTGTGTAACGGGCGGAACACCTGCGCTAATCGAAAATGAAACTGATTATGAATTGAACCATAGCGCAAACTCGGCCGCAGTTTTTTTTGCAAAATGCCCAGGCGCGTTAGGCAATGACATTCGCGTTTCTATGGTCGATGGCAATACTTTTTCTGGATGGGCATATGCGGAATTTTTCGATTCTGCACCAGCAACCTCATCTTGGGCAACTAACAAAGGATCTGCGGATGACGAATTGCATATCATTGTGGTTGATGAAAAAGGAAAATTCTCAGGAACTGCAAATACAATTCTAGAAAAATTTGCTTATGTTTCCAAGGCAAGCGATGCTAAAAATTCAGACGGATCATCAAATTACTATAAAGACGTAATTAATAGTCGTTCGAAATATCTCTGGTGGGGCGGTCACTTAGAATCTGATTGGGGAACACCCGCCTCTT